TCTAAAACTTTAGGAACATAATGATGGAGAACGATTTGTTATACCATCCCATTCTATATTACATGATTTAGCAAATTCACATTTTTTCTTCGCACCTTCATTTCCGCGATATTCTTCTCCGCTAAAATCCATAGGACTTTTACAACTATCTCCTAAACCTTGAACATTCTGACATGTTCCGTCATCAAGAACTTGCCAATAATCAGGACATGCGCCTACCTGTGGCGGAAAAGCTTGATTTTTTTGAGCACTGTTCATCATAACCGCGATCACTATCATTAAAATTACGAATATTATTATTGCAACTAAAAGTACATTTTGTTGAAAACTAGACATATATATTTTTAATATATAATATTTTTTTTATAGCTTTAGTATAAATGAATTCTAATGGAAGAGTAAATATATTAGAACCTGTAACTAGTAATGTTTTTAATTTGTATGATCGTGTTCCTGTGGATCAAAAAGCTACAAGTTTTAGGAATGCTTTAACAGGAAATTTTGAATCCAATCAACTTTCTCAGGCATTTTTTTCTGCTAAAAATATTATAAATCTTCAAAATTCCATAATTTCTGGTGTATATAAAAATTCTAATGGAAGATATGAAATAGGATATCAAGATGAAGATACTTTAAAAATAATAATGAGAAGTATTTATTTACAGCATGCCGCTAATCAACCGGATAATTTAACACAACAAATACAGGCTTTAAACCAACTAGTATTAGATTATTCTATACCTCAGTTATGCGGTGAATGTGACGCATATATAAAATACAAGAACGACGTAAGTACATTAGCGGTTCCCTTACAGAGACCTGTATCGACTTATAGTAATAATGTTCTTGAAACTACAAACTTTTTTTAATTAATGTTTATTATAAAAATAAAATTTATAAATGTATAAAAATGTATAAAAAAATTTATTAAATATTAATGATATTTATTAATATTTACTTCATAATTAATTTACTTTTTCTTACTCTTTTTCGTGTTCTTCTTTTTAATTTTAGCTCCGACACCCTTTTGTCTAATGGTTCTATAATTTCGATACTTAACGTAGGCCTGTTCTAGTTCAGTCAATTCGCTTAACCACATCTTTTCAATTGTCATCTTTTTAATTTGTTCGAGTTCCACTTCTTTATCTTCCCTTTCTTTAACCAGTCGCTTATAATTTTCTTCTTCTACACTATCAATAGTCATGCTTCTTAAATATTTATATTCTTCATCGCCGTCGATTACCGCGTAATTTTTTGTTTTTAACATATCAATGACTTCGGCCTTTTTCTTTTTACGCATCACTAACGTAGGAGGTTCAACTATCTGTTCATGAATAAATTTAGCCCTGTTGCTTAAAATCACTAATTGTTTTTCTAGCGTAGCAATAATATTTTCCTTTCGCTTAATATAAGCATTATATCTTACACCATAATATTGATCAATAATTTCATAAACTGTATTGTATTTTACTAGTTTTTGATCCTTATCGAAAAGATACATATTAGTTGTAGATTTAGTTGTTGTCAACTTAAATGTCTTTTCAAATTGGTTAATATGCTCTGTTACACTTTTAGAAATCAAATCTGGCAACATTCCAGTATGGAGTTTTACAGTGAATTCAATCGTTGTATCTGTACAAGAATCTACATAATTTTTTACAATCGGTTTCTTTTTCTTTTTACCATTAACAGGTTTATCATCCATAAGAGTTTCTAGAAATGCTTTATACGTACTAGTCCATGTTCCTATCGGCAATTCTTTAATCCTAACTGTGTCGTGACTAACTATCTCATATACGCCCTTGATTAAGAATTTAGTAGGACTAAGTTTTATAATTTTACCTTTAAAGTCTTCATAATATGGTTCAATAACATGACTGTCGTTTAAAGTTTTATTAATTTTATTTTTCAAATATTTCATAATTTGGGTAGGACTGTAACTAGGACCTTCATAACTAAAACCAGTTCCAATGCCTTTACCTCCGTTCACCAAAACCATAGGAATAACAGGAACGTAATATTCGGGTTCAACGGGAGTTCCATCATCGTCCAAATAATTTAAAATCGGCTCATCTAGTTTTGGAAATATAAATCTAGTAATTGGATTTAGTTGTGTGAAAATATACCTTTCACTGGCCGAATCTTTACCTCCTTCCAACCTTGTTCCGAACTGACCATTCGGCAAAAGAGCATTGATGTTATTTGATCCGACATATTCTTGTGCCATACCTACAATGGCTTTATTTAAACTCATTTCGCCATGATGATAGCATGAATGTTCTGAAGTATATCCTGCGAATTGAGCAACTTTAATTTCCTTTGTAAGAGGCTTTTTAAAAGCAGCAAACAAAATCTTTCGTGTGCTAGTTTTCCAACCATCAATGACACTAGGAATACTGCGCTCGCAATCATATTTAGAGAAATGCATCATTTCCCTGTCAATAAACTCTTCATAAGTAACCTTATTATGATTTGGATTTAATGTAGCGTCTTTATCATAATTTGCCAACCAATCCTTTCTATCGTCAGCACGATGTTTGTTAAATACCTTATCAATAGCGTCATCGCATGTATCTCCCTCGTGTTGAAAGAACACAACTTTTTTCTGAGCAAAATATTCCTTAAACTCTTTTGAGGTACTCGTCCCTAGACCTTTATAATACTTAATCTTCCATCCCTTTCCTCCATTATTTTTTTCCTTCCACTTATTGTATTCAGATTCATTGTAAAATGATTTTACTTTTTTACCTTTAGTTGCTTTTAAAATTGGTGTATTCATAAATCCGAAAAAGTTTGGAATTTTTACAAGATCACGCCATTGCGAATGAAACATATTAATACACAAACCCTTAATATGACTACCATCTAAATCTTGATCAGTCATGAAAAGTAGTTTTCCGTAACGCAAATTATTTTTTACATCTGTTTTTGTATAAGTTTTACCTGTTGTCAAACCAAGGATTTTCTTAATATTTGTAATTTCATTATTTTGATTAATTTTGTGTTGAGGAGCATCTAATGTATTAAGCAACTTACCCTTAAGAGGAAACACTCCTATAATATTTCTATCTTCTTTACAAAGACCTGAAACAATTCCTGCCTTAGCTGAATCTCCCTCGCACAAAATAAGAGTGCATTGATTTGATTTATTTCCTCCAGCCCAATTTGCCCCCATATATTTAGGAATACCTCGAATAGACCGAGTTTTCCTACCATCTGTTTTTTTTGCGGCCTTACTGTCTTTAATTTCATTTAAACTAAGTGCGGAATCCATGACACCCATTTTAGCCAACTTATCAATAAATTTATCGCTGACTTCGATTTTAGAACCAAACTTAGATTGAGGAGTATTCATACAATCCTTCGTTTGACTATCGAAACTAGGATTCTCAATAATACAATTTACAAAAAGCATAATTTGTTCTTTAATTGTGGATGGTTTTACTTTAATCTTTTTCTTTTTTTCTATGTAAATAACCATTTTTTTAAGAATTTGATTTAAAATATAATCAATATGCTTCCCTCCTTTAGTTGTATTAACCCCGTTTACATAAGAGACCTGTGTAAATTCATCTAGCGGACTAATACAAGCTGCGATTTCCCATCTTTTATTGGAATCAAATACACGTTTTGCCTCAATTTTAGGACCAATATATGTATCAATATATTGTTCAAAACTTTTATTTGGTACGGCTTTTCCATTAAATTTAACACGAACAGATTTATCAGTTACAACACCAATATCGAATGTTCGCTTTTTGAAAATATTAAACATGTCGTCTGAAAGACCTGTAATACCAAACCTTTCGTAATCAGGAAGCCATGTAACCTTTGTATAAGGCTTTGAATTACTTTTACGCACATTAGGCTTACAAATAGTAGTTAGATTGTCTTCAAATCGTTGATTATATTTTCGCCCTCGAATATGATCTACTGTTTCAATTTCACCCCATTTTGAATAAATCAAAACAAGTTTGAAACCAAATCCATTTTTACCACCAACAATTTTCTTTTCGTCTTTTTTATAATTTGTAGAAGTTCTAAGATGACCGAATACCATTTCAGGAATCCACATTTTATTTTCAGGATGTTTTGCGACATCTACACCATTACCATCATTCATCATTGTAATAACACCTGTTTCGCGATCTACCGTAATTTCGATATTTCTAACAGGAATAATTTTCTTTTCTTTTTTCAACAATTTTTGTTGTAACCTTACAAAATGATCACGACAATTTACAATACCTTCATCAAAGGTTTTATAAAGTCCAGCGATCCATTCATAAGATTCATGTTTCATTTCATTATCACGGTTCAATACCCAATTTGTTACTGTATCGGCTTCAACCGATCCAATATATGTATCAGGAGCATCTAAGATATGCTCAATATCAGTTTTTTCTTGATAGGTTTCTGCTAATTCTGTTGCTTTAGTAGACATGTTTGAGAATATTATTCTTTTATTTATTTAAATTATTTTCAATTTTAATTAATATCAAATACTTTAATATTTACCTTACTATTAATAATATTTACCATAATATTATATGTTTATTAATTTCATTACTAAGTTTGATTATTACATTTGATAATTGTCAAATTTAATAATAATATCCTAACCATCTCCAAACCCATTCCCAAAAATTGCGTCCTCCATTATTTTCAAATTCTCTGTCAAGGCGTAACTTGGCTTCTTCTAATAACCGTTCTAAATCTTTTACTTCTTCCTTAGCACACCACAATTTATTTCTATAATTCATTCTATTACTTTCCATTATATATTATATCTATTGTTTATTTTTTAGATGACTAAAATCTTTTTTTTGACGATTCCATTCTTCTACATATAATTTTTTAGCAATATCCTGGGTAATACCCTTTGCGCTATTCCAAGCTTCCCATTTTGCACGTTCAACTGTTTGAAAAGCCCAGGGTTGTTCAATATTTATATCACCAACAGTAGCTTGTTTGTAATATGCGTAACATTTCAGTTTTCTATCATTAGGTATTTTATTTCCCCATTCGGCGTTATTAATTTCATGCACTGCTTTTTCAAAATTGTCTGTCGAACTATTCATTTTTAATTTATTTATATAATTAAATTAAAAACTAAACTTATTTAGTAGATTCTAAAGATTTGTTGGAATCTTTATTTTCTCGTGAAATATCATCTTTTCCTTTTTCATTGTCGTTAGGTCCTGTGTTGATATGATCGTTTATTTCTTTTTTAACATTTAAAGACTTTCCTTTTTCGGAGGTTCTTTCATTAATTTTAGAATCAAATATATCTAGAGCATTTTTAACTTTTTCGTCAGACATACCACCTTTTTTAAGCATTCCACTAATAAAAAGTTTTGCCATTTGGGGATTCATGGTAAAACTATTTGAGTTATTTTTTTTAGGAACATTTAAATCAGTAATAATTGAATTACTAAGTTTTGTTTGGTTAATATTAATTTTTTTATTTTCCATTATAATTTTATTAAATATGAAATTTTTATATTATAAACGCCCTAAATAAATTACTTTAGGACAATTCGGAATTTTATTTTGCGTTTATATTTTTTTCTTTAATACATATATAATGGTTAGATACACCAGAAAAAGCAAAGCTATGGTAGGCGGAAAACGTGGTTTTAAAATGTTGGTAGGATCACGTGCCCAGGTCATGAACGGAACCGCATACAAAACCGGTTATGGTAAGGTTAAGGGAAACGGAGGTAATGCTCTTACCAGAAAAAACCTTAAGTACAACAAAAATGGACGTATTGTATCTGTTGCTAAGAGTTCTAAAAAAGGAAAACTTCTTGCTCAGCTTAAAAAAGCCGGATACACCTACAAAAAGGGTCATTTTGGTGCTGTGAAAATCGGAGCTAAGGGTAAAGGATCTAGTAGTCGCACACGCCGATGCCGACACAAGTCTGGTCCTAAAAAGGGCAAGTACAAGAAGTGCCGCACCAGACGTCACCGCTAAATAATTATTTAGCAATATTAATAATATTTAATTTTACGATAATAAAATTAAATATACTTTAGCAAAATTTAATTAGCAGGAAGAGGTGCTAAGCATAACTTAATTTCTCCCAAACTAGCAACGCTGTATTTAACAACTAGAGGTAAATCATTTTCCAAAAACATTTCTATATTATTACATAAGTTCGTACATTTAATAAAATAACCTAAGTTTTTTAGCGAAAACTCTCCCTGAATAACATGAGAATTATCTGATTTTTTAATAAATTCTGTTACACCATCTGACTCTGTTCTGCGAATTTTACAAGATGCAAAAGGCCCTTGACATGAAAATACTAATTCATTGCCTACAGATTTAATTTCTAATCTGTCTGAAATATTACTTAAATCCCTGATAATTTTTTGAAAATCTGTTGCGGGTAAATTAATAACTGATGAAAATTTAACAGAAGGCATATCTAATTCTTCCTCATCGGGTTCAATTAACTTTAATTTTTGAATTTTACATTGTTTAATATCGCCATTTTCAAATTTCAAACCTAAGTGTTCTACAATACCTTCATTATAGTCATTTTCTTCAATATAAATTGTAAGAGTATCGTCGTTGTCTATAGTATTTATAAGTTTAAAAAGATGAAACATATTTACACCTATAATAATTTTTGGATGCTTACAGTAAAAATGTTCAAATTTTAAAGCATCTAAAAAAAGATGCGCTAAGATTGTATGGGATTTATCCATGTTAATAATCCTAATTCCTCCCGGAATTTTATTGCCTTTAGAATCAATACTATCTTGTGAAAAAATAATATTTGTTTCCAATAAAATATCTTTTAAAGCTGTCATAAGTGTTCTCATTGGAGCAATTTGAACGGTTTTCATTTCTAACACATACGGATTTTCAGATAGTAATGCTGACATATATACTTTTATTTGTTAAAATCTTTAAATACTTATGCGTAAATTTTAAAATTTATTTTTATCTTAATATAATTAATGTTTTGTTTTAATTGTTGTAGTATTAATAGAATAGATGATTTTAATACTGATTATGCTGACGAGCATTTTATTTTAAAAGAATATGAACCGAAATTATTAGGAAATGGTGCTTTTTCAAATGTTTATAAAATTAAAATTAAAAATGAACTTTATACATGTAAAGAATTAATAAAAAAAAATAGAGAAACATTTTACAGAGAAATAAAAAATTTAAAAAAAATAAATAAATTTACAAATACTAGATTTCCTATATTTTACAAGGGAATTGTAGGAAAATTCAATGATTATATATTATACGAATATATAGAAGGAGTAGATTTATTTAATACATATAAAAATATTTTACATCCAAATAATAAATTAACATACACATTAGTCAGCGAAATTATAAAAGAAATAACACTGGGTTGTTATAAATTATTTCAACATAATTTAGTACATTTAGATCTAAAAATGGAAAATATTATTTGTTTAAGTATATACCCTGTAAAAATCAAAATAATAGATCTTCAATCGTGTAGATCTATAAGTGAAATACATAATTTTGCAAAATCAGGAACTTATGGTTATACCGCACCTGAAGTAATTTTAACAAATAAATATTATCATAATACAGACGTTTGGTCTATAGGTATTATTTTTTATTTACTATTGACAAATACTTTACTATTACCCAATGATAAAAAAAAATATGTAGAAGAATTAAAAAACTATACATCAGTTTATAATTTAGAAAATGATAAATTTTTAAATTTAGATACAACCATTCAAAAGTTAATAGCATCCATGTTAGAACCTATTCATACATATAGAATTTCTGTAAAAAAAATTTTACATAATAAATGTATAAAAAAACCTTATTTATATGAAAACCATAACAAATATGATAATACTTCAAATATATAGATAAATAAACCTTCAAATATATGATAAATAACTTAAAAATAAATGAATTATTTATCATAAAGTTATGGAAAAATTAGCTGGAAAAGTTAGTGAGCTATACACAAAGTATAACAAAAATGAAGCCATTATTTCAAAATTAAATTTTTATGTTATGAAACAATTACCGGCATTGTTAGATAAGTATAATGAACAAGAAAAGAAAAAACAAGTATTGGAAAAAGAAAGTGATAAATACATTAATGAATTTCTATTAAATTCAAATGAACAATATTTTTATATACCAGCAACAGACATTTTTGTAAAATATGATAGTAAATCATATACATATATTACTGAAGACGATTTCTGGTATATAATATTAAATGATATTACCAGTCATAATGACGAAAAAACAAATTTAAATGATTATAAACAAAAAACCAAAAACATTATAGTAGATGAAGTAAAGAAAAAATCTATATTGAAAACTATTCCAGAATCCTATACTGTCCAATTAGTAATTAATTTTTTCACCCCTACTATTTTTAACTCAAAAGAAGATGTAAAACATTTTATGGCTATTATAGGTGATAATATATTAGGGAAAAAACATGAAATAAATTATTTAATGCCTATAGGAAGTAAGCCATTCTTTGATGCTCTAGAAAGCTTATCGGAATATTATTTTCAATGTAAAATGAATATACAACATTCTTTAAGATTTCGATACAGAGGACAGGATTTTAATAATTGTAGATTAATCTATTTTACGAAATCCATAAGAAATAAATCATGTTGGATTTCTTTTTTAAAAGAGAATTTTTTAAATTTTATAGTTGTATGTTGTCATTATTCAACTAGATATGTTAGTGCTGATAAATATGCAAATAAACAAAGCAAAAATTTTAAAAATAGGATTTTTTATTTAAAAGATCACAATAAGAATGACATAGTAAATGAATTTATTAATAATATGTTTAATGAACAAAATAATAACAATATTAAATGGGAAGATATATACTTTTTATGGAAATTTTATATTAAAATGAAAAATATGCCTAATATGATATATAAAGCCGATTTTGAAACGATTATAAGAACCAAATTATCGCATGACAATAATACATTTTACAATATTAAAAGCAACTATTTAACAAATGTAGAATATTTTAAATCATTTTGCGGCGAATATATTGAAACAGATACAGAAGATTTGTTAGAAATAAGCGAACTTTATAATTTATTAATTTCATGGTTAGATGGTAAAGAGTATTCGGATTTTTTAGAAGATGATGTAAAAGATATGATAGAATATTTTTATAACGATATAACTATTGAAAATGATAAATTTTTATTAGGAGTAAAATGTAAATTATGGGATAAACAACGAGATATTTTGGAAAGTTTTGAGAAAAAGTTCAATAAAAAGATAGAAAAAGATGTAACAATATACGATGCTTATGTAATGTATTGTAAATATTCTAACAATAATGGTAAAATATTAACAGTTAGTAAAAATTATTTTTATAAATACATAGAACATATCATACCTTCACATTATATTAGCAATAGTAAAATATCTATATCTTATTGGAACTCTTAGATTTTCAAAAGACGTTTTATATTATCTTTATTATTATAATATTGTAATCCTAGTATGGATCCTAATAGTCCTCCTATGGCTATTTGTTGAACTGTGTGACATTTTAAGAAAACTCTACTATACATAACACTTAATGCCAGGACAATAAATATTGCAATAAAAATAAATTTGTTAGAAAAAGCTGGATTATTTAAAATACCCATAATTGCGTATGTTGAGAAAAAAGCAGCATTTTGTGAATGTCCTGACGGCATACCGTAACTTTTTGAAAAAGACGCATTTTTTTCTACAAACAAACTACAATTTTTCGCTCCTTTAGGCCTACTACCAGATCCCATTAGAAAATATTTTTTATCACCTAATAAAGGTTTTACAATCCAATATTTTAAAGCAAAATTAATCATATCATTTATTACTAATGCGCCGGACAACATGAGGGATTCGATATTATTTGTCATGAGATAATTAAGTAACATAGTAGTAATTGTAATTAACGGATATGCTCTAGCTAGTCCCATTATTTGTTGAAATAGTTTCATATAAATAATAGTAATATTATTTTGTAATATTATTATTTTGTATTATTATTATGTATAATCTTTATTTATATCCTCAATATTTTCACTATAAGAAGTTTAATATGAAGTAGGTTTATGTTTCTTGAAAATACAACCAGATACAGAAAGACCCGAAATATCCGCAATTACTCTTGGATTTTGAAAAGATAAAGATGACATCCAAATTTTAAGAATACAAAATGATTTTTTTGGAGATATTGTAATACCTGTAACCGATTCCTGGAACTTAGGATCATTGGTAATTGTTTCACCAGTTAAGATATACGACAAATCGCGCCAAACAAACGGAACATTTTTATTTGAAACTTTAAATGAAAAGCAACCACCTTTGTTATTCCTAGGATCTTCCCACGTAGGATTAATACCTTTCCTCATAAGAAATAGCATACAGTTCTTTGTCATTAATGCGGGAACACTATTATATAAAGATATTACTTCTTCCATAGTGGAAAGTTCTTTTATTTTAATATAACTTTTAAGTGACCAATCAGTGTCATGTGGTAAATGAGCCCACAGAACCCATTTATCATGAAGGGCGTGTTCTACCGCAGATGGAGAATCCATTGTTTGGCTTACTTCCATTATAATATTAATGTAGATCAATTTTTTATATACGTTTTACTAAATATTTATTATTTAAAAAAATATCTAGTTACTAATTACGGCATATGTTTTCTCTTCTTTTAATTTTACATGTTCATTCGAATTAAGTTTTAGCATATTAATATCTGTATCTATTAGATGTATGGTGTATTCGCTATCTAAATTAGTAGAATAAAATTCAGCCATATACCATTTTAAAAAGGGTTTGTCTAAAAGTTTATTTCCTTGAATATAGAAACCTGTCATATTTTTGTGTATAGCTATTCTTTCATTAGATATTATTTCTATTTCTACTTGTAAAAATGACTTGTCTACCTTATTAAAAGATACATTATTAAGATCCGCTTCACATTTATCTTCTAATCGTTTA